TCAAAGTCTCACCACTGACGGATCTGGCACTTTGTCCTTTGCCACGATTGGTGGCGCATTTAACGACTTTGCAATTAAAACTGGAAACTACACAGCCGTCACCAAAGACCAACTAATTGTAAACTCAGGCAGCGCAGTGACAATCACTTTGCCTTCGAGTCCCGCAGCGGGCAACGTGGTGTTCATTAAAAACGCTGGAGCAGGCACAGTAACCGTGGGGCGTAATGGCTCTAATATCAATTCAACAGCAGACAATGGTTCGCTGGCTACAGACGCAGCGGCAACGTTGGTATATGTAGACGGCACTATTGGCTGGAAGGAGCTTTAAATGGCAATTACATTAGGTGGCGGTGGCAATTACTTTAAAGTAAGCAATACGGTTGAAAATTATATTCTTAACGGCGCGTCTGGTACTTTTGCTAACTTTACTGCACCAACAGGAAAACTTCTTAGGATTAAAGTATTTGTTGCAGGTGCAACAGAAACAGCAGTAACGGTAACAATAGATGGCGTTGATTATGTAACTAACGAAAGAATTGGGGCTTATAACGGAAATTATCAACCCGCTAATCCCCCTAATCCTAAACATTTTATATGTTCCAATTGGGGAGGCGCATCTCATTTAGGCACTGCTTACTCTGATATTATTTGTACTACATTTCAAGCAATAAAAGTATCGGGAGTTACCGCAAATAATATTTGGTATAAGTATGACGAAGGAGAATTTGCATGAATGAAGTACATGAAAAAATGTGGCGGGACATAGAACTATCCGCTACAGACTACATTGTACCTTTAACAGATCATCCACAACGTGCTGCGTACATGGCTTATCGAGAAGCATTGAGGGATTGGCCGTCTACAGACTCATTCCCTGACACTCGACCGGAGCTATAAGCATGGCTTTAACAAAAGTAACAACAGGTGTTCTAGCTGATAATTCTGTAACGACTGCGCTGGTAGCTGACGACGCAGTAACAGCGGCTAAGATAGCCTCAGTGCCTATTGCTGTAGGAATAACTACTGTTGTTACAGCTACGTCTCTTACGGCTACGGTCAACACGCACGTCTATGTAAGTTCGGCTACACAGACCATTACGCTTCCTGCGTCACCGGCCATAGGACAAAGAGTCCTGATTACCGTGGGCAACTTTACTGACACAGTGGTAGCGCGAAACGGCAGCAACATAATGAGCAGCGCGACTGACTTTACTATGGATTCCGCCTATTTATCCATACAATTCATTTATACAGACGCAACGCAAGGGTGGGTGATGTCATGAGCAATTTTACAGATTTCATAAGCAGTGGTGGTGGCGGCGGTGGACCTAGATTAGCACTACCACTGGCAAGAGGTAATCTAAACCTAGGTCGTGGTGCTAATCTATACTCTAGTGAAGTCGCCCCTTTCTGGACTCACTTAGCTTATATCTCCTATGACGGCGGCACCTTAACCCAAACGCAAGTTTCCGGAACTCCTTGGACTACAATTTATAATCAAACTAGCGGCGGGGGATATTGTACGCATATTATATTTCCTAGACATACCGCCGGAGAATACTCTTGCAGAATTACCGTTGACGGAGTTGCTACAACTTACGTTCTGCCACCTACAGTTCAATATTACGGCTTTATGTTTGGCTCAAGCGATACCAGTGTTTATCAGGATAGCGGCCCTTACTATACCGGAATACAGTACGAACCCCCGTGGAACAGCAGTATTGGTATTACAGACAAAAACAAAGCTATTCAACAAGGACATTATTTACAGTATCAAACGTCTTTAAAAGTTGAGGTTCTTCAAGGTTCGGCAGGAACATGGATGACGGGTTGGTATCAAGCGAAAGCCGGAGTAATTACTTACACAATGGTGGGGATAGACAAAGAATGAATATTACTGCATGGAACTTAGAAACTGACACAGCAATTTCGCCAGAGCGTTTACCTTCTGTCGGTGAACACGCAAGGTTTGTCGAAGGTGATAGGGTTTGGTTTGGTGAGTACCACCCACTTCCGACATTCACAGACCAAGAATTCGCTGAAATGCAAGCTAAAGCGTGGAGAGACTCAGAGCTGTCCTCTACTGATTACATCGTGCCTTTAACTGACCACCCACAACGCGCTGCCTACATGACGTATCGCCAAGCACTGCGCGACTGGCCTGCTACAGCAGACTTCCCAGAAACCCGGCCGGAGCTAGGGTAATTAAAAAGGGCTAAAGCTCGAACCAAAATAGGTATTTCAATATGCAAGAGGAAGCCAAGACAGTTATGGATTCATTGGCGGTCGGCGGCACAGTCGCTACCTTGGCTGGTTGGCTTCCTGCGGTAGCGAGTCTATTCACGATTATCTGGCTGACGTTGCGTATTTGGGAATCCGACACGGTTCAGAAACTTGTTAAACGAGATGACTGATGGAAACGTGGGAAGTTATCGTCCAAAGCTGGCCCGTTGCGGCAGGTGTATTTTTATTGATTTTGACGATTGGCAAGATTCTTAACCGGCTCGACGTTTTAGAGTCCAAAATGGTCGAGGTCTGGAAGGCTATAAACGAACTAGTAAGGAAATGAAAAATGGAAATTTTAGAATACTTAAACCTAGCAACAACTTTGATCGCTTTTTGCAGCGCAATTTGTGCATTGACTCCGACGCCAAAAGACGACGCATTTGTAGCTAAAGTTTACAAAGTCTTGGAAATGTTTGCGCTCAACATCGGCAAAGCTAAAGAATGATAGACAAGCTCATCGGGCCTGTTACGGGCTTGCTTGATAAGTTTATTGAAGACAAAGATCAAAAGGCTAGACTGGCCCATGATCTAGCCACAATGGCTGACCAACACGCGCAAGAAATCGCAAAAGGCCAAATGGCTATTAATGAGGTCGAGGCGGCCCACAAGTCGCTGTTCGTGTCCGGCTGGCGGCCCGCTACCGGATGGTGCTGCGTTTTTGCTTTAGCTGGAAACTTCATGGTCATACCGTTTACCAATTTTGTTTTGGCTATATCGGAGGTCGATATAGTAGTGCCTCTTATCCCTTTGGAAACCATGATGCCTGTCCTGATGGGTATGCTTGGTCTGGGTGCAATGAGAACCTTTGAAAAGAAAAACAATGTACACCGAGATAAATGACTGCGGCTAGTGCCTTGACGTTTCCCCTCTCTCCTCGTCGTCAATGGGGTGCAATTCCCCAGCAGTCAACCTTAATTACCTCCAAGCCTTTTGTAGCCACTCGTTTGCTAACGGGGACATTGGAACATTGGCTGGACTGACTCTTAGTTTTTGCCTACAAATTTTGCAAATTTTGAAATCTTTCCGAACCGATTTGCCGCAATAGCCGCAAGTTGATTTAAAAAGGAATGTCATCATCAAAGTCCTCTATCGGTGGTGCTTCATGGTGCGCTGGAGCATTTTGCTGAGCTTTTTGCTGTGCGAAATTATCCGCATCCTTAGTGTAGAAAATTTTAGCATTGCCAATAATTGGCATTTGCAATTTTTGATCTCGCTCTTCTTTGCTTAATTGCTCAGAGATGATTCCATTATTACCATACTGATTTTGTTCGCTGTCAACGAATACGGTCAGATCTGCATAGGTTCCTTTTTTACCTTTATAAAGGCGGTTTTTGTTGAGCTTGATAACATCAATACTAAAATTTAAGCCTATAGTGGCCATTTTACTCTCCTATTTTGTGTTTAAGTTTTTCGACTTTCTCGAGTAATACTTGAAGATTGTCGTCTAATCCCTTTATATATTTATCGTTTCTGTAAACGGTAACAATAAAAGGCGGCATGGCTGGGTGATATGACATAAAATCCCAACTGTCAGTCTCGCACAACCAAATGCACCCTTGCACTTGTGGGTAGTAATTGCTAGGGCATTTACCACTGTCAAAATACTTAAGGTGATTTTTAGGCGCTGGGCATTTAACTTCGAGTCGCATCCGGTCAGGTGAGCACCCTATGGTTTGTTCGTCATTAGTTACAAAACCCAGCACTTCGGTTTCGGTATCTTTTATTAACTCGTAGGCCATTACAGCTTCGGCTTCCATTTCGATGCCTCGGGTCATCCAATCAGAGACAAATACGTCTGATTTTTGGCCAGAAATCACCTCTGCTGCCAATTCAAGCGCGTAATCGTCAAGGCTGCTGCTTATTTTGCAAGTGCTGGTAAATACTTTGCCAAAATTGGATGCGGTGGGAACACCGAGGCGCAACAAATGCCACGCCTCAGTGCCTTGTTCTACATCATGGATTACCATTACTTTATGGACTCTAGCAAACGTATCGCTTTAATTGCCTCTGCGCTGCTAAGATCGTTGATTGATTGATGCTTTGACTTAATTTTCCTCAACAACGTTTCTTCGTCTCTCCCTTTAGCCACTAATAGCTCTGTAAGCGTTTCAATTTCTCGCTTACTCGCAACCCTAAACATTGCAGCTTCGCCGTCATCATCTACAGACGGGATACCGAAGGCGGACTGTAATGCGTATCTGCGAGCATACGTTACAGCCGATCCAGCAGCTTGTGGGTCGGCTTTTGCCAAAGGAAGTGTAAAGCCATGCTCAAACCATTCGCCGCTCGTATGCAGTATCCTAGTGAGCACACCGACCCCTCGTTCATCGCTGTGGGGCAATTGTATAAAACTGAGACCGTACTTGATCAAAGTAGGTTTTAAGGTCTTAATAACACTTTCTAAATTAGCATAACTGCTAGAAAAAAATGGGTTTTCAGCGCTTTTTACAGCGCCGCCTATCTCTGCTTGTGCCTCGCAAAATGCTTTGGCAATGTTCTTGATACTTTCACTGTTCCGCACTTTTTCTCTCCAATCGTTTTATATATTTGATACAGACTTCGTATTTCTCCTCTTGGTCAGATAATAAAGTTTCTAATCGTTCTGCAATAATTTGCAATTCTTTAACAACGTCTTGATCCCACTCAAAGCTCGCTCGGTTCTCATACCGACGCGCCCAAGTAGCGCTAGATTGTAATGACAAGATCCAATCGGGAATCATAATACTCCCCCTCATCGTGTATACAAGCTGAGAGATTTCAAAGAGGCTTTTAACCCCTCAGCGTCCAGCAACTTGCCAAGATAATCCTCTGTATCTTGCCGCTCATCGTCTGCTTCTTGCGCTTCGCACAACTCTAAAGATACTCTATCCAAAAGTTTTACTGCTTCCTCTAGCTCGGTAATGTCTACCGAATCGGCTGGGTAATAGCCGCGCCTAACTTGATCATGCAAGATTGTTGCAAAATGCTCTAGCGAGTCTGCTAGTTTTTCTATGTGTACCATTTCCTTCTCCTTGTTGAAATTTCTTACGCTGATGTGTACATCCTAAATTATTTATCTTTTAATGTAAACGCTTTTTTTTACATCAAAAACAATATATGCTTTAGCTCAGGAGATACGGATGAATCAGAGAAGTACAGAAGATTGTGAAATGCGGCTTGCGTTCTTTTTAGAAGAAAGTGGTATGAGCAATTCAGACCTCGCGAGACTTGTAGGCGGCTCTCGTCAGTTGATTAACAACTGGATAAACAGGGAAGGGGTCTGGGTAATATGCACGCCAAAGCATGAGATTAAGCGTATTGAAAAGCGCGGCACTAAACTGCTTTGGGATATAAGCTAGGCAAGAAGAAGCCCCCGCAGGGGCTTTATAATAAGGAGAAGGAGAGATATGCGGTCAAACGATAACCCACCTTGGTTTCGATTATACAGCGAAATCGTGGACAACTACAAGATAAGGTGTCTTACCTTTGAGGACAGGTGGCACTACGTTGCTATCATGGCTTGTAAGAATCAAGGCATAATGAAGGGCAGTGGAGAGCTGCTTGAAAGGGCTTTAAGCGTTAAGCTAGGGCTGTCATTTACTGAGCTAGATGATCTAAAAGGCCGCCTTTTAGCTGTCAACCTGATCGACAAAAACTTTACTCCAATTAGTTGGGATGACCGGCAGTTTAGGTCTGACAGCAGTAAAGAGCGAGTTGCAAAATACAGGGAAAAGCAAAGGTTTAGCAAGGGTGTAACGGCCAACAAAAGTTACAAAGCTGTTACTGTAACCGCCCAATATACAGATACAGATACAGATACATATCAAGATGAAGAGAAAGAAAGGTTGAAACAAGTCTTTAAGCGCGTAACCGCGCTAGGGGTAGACAAGCAACTTTGGACTGAATTTTTAAAAACAAGAACAAAATTAAAAGCAACAAACACCAGCAGGGCGCTGGCTACTTTGGCAAAAAGAGCAGAAGAATTTTCCGACAGTGGGGAAGATGTTAAACAATTATTCGAGGAGGCAAATAGCAATGGATGGAAGACAATATACGAGCGCAAGAATCGCCAGCAGCGTAAACACAGCGCGACAAAGATCGCCACAAGTACGGACTGGTGAGATTCTAGAAAAGTCTGAGATAAACCAGTTGTTTGGAATTATGCGTCTGAACTACCCGTCATTTTTGAACGACACAACTGATGACGACATTTCATCAACAAAAAAAATGTGGTGGTCTTACCTAAAAGACTACGATGCAGGTTTAATCCGTAGAGCTAATAACGAGCTTGTGAGCCGTTTTAAGAAGTTTGCGCCAACGTTAGGAGAGTATAAAGAGCTAGTCGAAGACCTTAAATCGGAGCCAGCGTTTAGGCCGCATAAAGACACCAACCTTTGCGGCATTTGCAGGTCGTATTCTTTTACTAGGCACCATCATGATGTATGCATTACTGGCGAAAGGTCGTTATACGAAGTTACGGATCAGCAGATAGCCGAAACAAAAAAAATGTTTGCGGGGTTAAGATGAGAAAGCAGCTTGTTGACCTGGGCAAAGAAAGATTAAAAGCCTTAGCATCACAAGGTAATGTCGGGCCTTTATTGGCATCAGAAATACACTTAGTGCTCAGAGATAGCTCAGATAAAAATAGTCTATTCAATTTGCTGCAAGAAATGGAGTTGGAGTACCCGATTGACGTTTTAATTAAAAGAGCATCAAAAGACCGAACATCGGCGCAAAATAACACGCAACATCAATGGTACAGAGACGCTGAAGCGCAAGGCGATCAAAAGGCATGGGAATACAAAGCCTATTGCAAACTTCATTTTGGCGTGCCGATATTGCGTAGAGACAGTTTAGCGTATCGACAAAAATACGATTTAATTTTAAAGGGATTGCCGTATGAGCATAAACTGCAATTAATGGCAGAGCCACACCCCTATCCAGTTACGTCAGCAATGAACGTAGCGCAAAAAGGAGCATTTTTAGATGAAGTCAAAAGACATTTCCAAGAGCTTGGTTTTTTGCTAACCGACCCGAAGGGCTGGGACAAATAGATGCCTAAAAAATGCAAAGTATGCAAAGAGTCATTTGTACCGACTTTTAGCAGTTTTCAGAAAACGTGCAATAGCGTGGAATGTTTGGTTGACTTTGGTAAATTAGAAGCAACAAGGTTAAATAAAGGGGAAATTAGGCAGGCTAAGAAAAAGGCAAGAGACAATGACAAACAGCATTGGTTAAAACGGGTTCAGGTTGAGTTTAACAAATACATCCGCAACAGAGATCACAACGACCCTTGCATAAGCTGCAAGCGCTACCATACCGGGCAATATCACGCAGGTCACTATATGAGCGTAGGCGGTCATTCCGCAGCGCTTAGATACAACGAGGATAATTGTCACAAACAATGTTCGGTTTGCAATAATTGGCGGAGTGGTAATTTGTCAGAATATCGGTCAAACTTGTTGATAAAGATAGGGTTAGAGCGGGTTGAGTGGTTAGAGGGGCCGCATGAGCCAAAAAAATATACCGTTGAGGAGTTAAAATCGATGCTAACTCATTATCAAAAGTTGAATAAGCAATGGGCACAATCACAGTCTTAGATCCTCATGCTGAGGAAATAAGAATTGTTTTGCTGCGTTTGCTCGCTGAATGTGAAGCTGGCGAATTGATGGGCGCGGTCATTGTTACAGAAAAGCACGACGGCTACGATTGCGATATGCCCGGTACTTTTTCAATCGAGCCCGAGTGCATAGCTGCGATTACTGGCAGGCTTCAAATCGCGGCTTACACGTTTTATCAAATGGCGTGGCACGATGAGTAACAAATACATAACAAGGCCCGAGCACTTAGATTTCTGCAACACTGACTACCAGCGTCAAATAATTGAAATGACGTTGAGCGGGATGAATCAGACCGAGATTGCTAAAGAATTAGGCAAAGATTCGAAACGAATTCACAACGCACTTGCATCTGTTCACAATCGGGCAGCAATGCAAGGCGTGGCCCCCGCGCAAAATGTCAATCGCCAGACAGCTCCAGGATTTACCACCAAGCGCATCTCTACTGCCTATAACATGGACAACGAGATTGTTTTGCAATGGCACATTCAGGAACCAGAACGGCAAAAGCTGGAAGAATTAATCGCTCAATTTGTGGAGGGATTTAAAGATGAGGTCGCAGGAATACACGCTCCCGTTGACGCGCCCGCAGGCATTGATGACGATTATATGGTTGCTTATATTATTGGGGATCATCATCTTGGGATGCTTGCTCACCACAGCGAAACAATGGGTGAGGATTATGACGTCAAGATTTCGCAACGGCTGCTAGAAAATGCAGTTGATCGCCTGGTCAGTGTGGCACCAGCGGGTCGGGTCGGGGTATTGGTGAATCTTGGCGACTTCATGCACATCAACGACTCCACCAGCTCAACCCCGAATTCCAAGAACCTACTCGACAGCGATGGCCGATACTCTAAGACCATAAGGGCTGCCAGCAACGTCATAAAGCGTACTGTTTTGCGTATGCTTAAAAAACATCCCGAGGTCTGGCTTGTGAATGTCCGTGGCAATCATGATCCAGATGCGGCGTTGTGGCTGAACGAGGTCATGAGATTGTACTTTGAAGATGACCCGCGTGTTCACGTTTTCGATAACGCTAGCAAATTTATCTGGTGGCAGTGGGGCAAGAATTTGGTCGTGACGCATCACGGTGATCGGATTAAAATGTCTAACTTACATGGCTCAATCGTGTCAAATCTTAGGAAAGAATGGGGCGAAGCGGAGCACACATTTGTATGGACGGGCCACATTCATCACAAGAATCAGGAAGAATATGGCGGCGCATTGTTCGAAAGCTGGAACATCCTCGCACCCGCAGACGCGTGGCACGCTGGCTCTGGCTATGCCAGTTCTCGGAGTATGACATGCGTGATTCTTCACAAAGACTTCGGGGAAGAAGGACGATTAAAGGTAAACGTGGAGCGGATTAAATGAGCGCAATGGATCGTCAAATTTCTGGAAACCATTACAAGACCATGATGATCCAGCCCTTGGAATATGCGCTCGCCAATAATTTGGGGATCTGTGAGCATGCGGTGGTAAAATACATCTCTCGGTGGCGCGATAAGGGCGGCGTTGATGATCTGCGGAAAGCAATACACTACTGCGAAATACTGATTGAAAAAGAAACGGCTTCAAAAGATAAACCCAAAAAGCCGTCTTGGTAATTAAAGCAAGATTGCTCCGAGTACATAGCCAAACAGAAAAGCCACAATTATCGCCCCGCCTGTGTATTTTGGAACCATCAATTTATCTAGTTGTTTCTTGATCATTTTTTGCCTTCTAATTTTGTAATAATACGCTTAGCGGCTGGCCAATTTATGTCAAAACGGCGAGCGATGCGGTTTGTGCTCCATCCTATTGCCCTACGCTTGGCTACCTCAGATTCCAACTCGGTCATCGATGAGCAATTGCCTGTTGATGGTTTAGGGCCTTTTTTCATTGGTCTAGTTGATTGGGGATGGCGCTGCCAGTTCAAAGATTTTTTCATTGTTTCGCTACTCGTGTGTTTCACGTGAAACGTTGTGGTAGCTATCTCGGCGGCTTCTGGTCTGAAAAAAACCATCATGCTCTGGATAAAGGCGCATAAACTTTCTAGCGTAGTGACTGATCCAGCCGTCATCTATCTTGTAGGAGTCGTCTTTACCGGAGACCATAGTTTCCCATCTAACGCGATGAAAAACCGCCTTGGCAGAATAATACCGTCTGTGACGAGCTGCTATTAGGGCGAAGTGTGCGAAATTATCGAAGATTTCTGGATTTTCCAAATCAAACAATATGAAATTTGCTTTGCTCCACTTGCCGTTCATCTGTACTCCTTGCAGTCTGGGTTTAAGTTTTTGAAATCAGGCCAGTACCCATTGCAAACGTTGTACTGGTACTCTTTGGATATGCTGACCTCATGGCTATAGTCCATCGATGAGATCCAAAGCACAGCCGCGACTACTGCCACAGCGATGCAAATTTTGGTCAGGCGGTTCATTGGCACTCCTCAAATACATTGGAAAGGGCGATTTGCTTGGCAAGCTCAACCTCTGAGACTTGCATATATCCAGCCAGTTGGTCGGCTATGTCGGCGCATTGTTCGCACTTTTTACTGGAAGGGGCGGTGAGGGCAAGCTCCAGTGCAAGCACCAGAGCCTCAAAGTTATCGGAAAGTTCGTGGCTCATGCGCTGGCCCCTTGCTTCATGTCGTAATATTTGCCAATAAAGGTTTGGATGCTGCCGTCCCAAATTGTCGCAAATTCATGGGTAAAATTGATGCGCTTTTGAGCGAGTAAATGAGATCCCTGAATTGTGTAGCGGTATTCAGTATCGCCGTGAATCTCATGCGATGCGGTCATTTCGGCCTTATGATTCGTTCTAATAAAAGTGTTGATGTTGAAGATTGGCGCGCCGTCATTAAGGAAGTATTGCGCCGCGCCTTCCGGGTAGCCATCGTGGTGAATGTAAGCGGTATGGGTGCCAGACCACTGATTTTTGAACTGATAAGTTGCTCTTGTTGACATTTTACTCTCCGTTTTCTTAGCTGATGAGTACATACTAAAGTGTTTTTTTGCTAATGTAAACAAAAAGTTTTACCTATTATTAAAAGAATATCATGCTCCCCTGGGGAGTAAAAAATGTTGTATACTGGCTAGGTCTATGCCACAAGATACTTGACGATGATTGAACTGACTAGATTTGCGTTGCTGCCAGACAGAACGTTAGGGAAAGCTGTATATGCTGAGCATGTTTTTTGGACTATCGAAAAGCCTTGGAAAAATAACGAACCTTTCGTATCTTGCATACCAGAAGGCTTCTATCGACTTGGGCGCAGAAATTCGCCACGTTTCGGCCCCAACGTATGGGAGGTGCTGGAAGTGCCTTATCGCACTCACATTCTTATTCACGTTGCTAATACTGCTGCTGATGTCGTGGGCTGTATCGGGTTTGGCTCGAGCTTATACCGAGATCTTGGCGGGGTTGGAAGCAGTCGTAAAGCGATGCAAAAGTTTGAATTTGAAACGCAAGGCATCGAAGACGAGGAGCTAATAATTAAGCATGGTTTTATAATTTAAAAAAGGAGAGGTAATGTCGGAATTGGAGGTTAAATACGTATCAAGCAATGATTTAATCCCGTATGCTAATAACCCAAGAACGCACACTGATAATCAGGTTATTCAATTAGCTTCTAGCATCAAAGAATTTGGGTTCAATAACCCAATATTGATTGACGAAAGCAAAGTCGTTATTGCTGGACATGGCCGATTAGCCGCAGCAAAAAAATTAGGATTGGAAACTGTCCCAACGATAACACTGACAGGCCTAACTGATGCGCAGCGCAAAGCCTATGTGATAGCGGACAACAAGCTGACCGAAAATAGCCGTTGGGATTACGATCTGCTATCAATAGAAATTGAGCGGCTAAAAGAATTAGATTTTGAGCTTTCGGAATTGGGATTTAGCGAAGTTGAGTTGGATGGTATATTTAACTCAGAACCTGATATGGCTCTTTTAGCTGAATTAGAAGATGAAGAATTGGATAAATACGAAGGTAACGTAAAACGCGCAATTCAAATAGAATTTGAGAGCGAGCATTACGACGAAGCACAGGAGTTGATAAAGTTTTGGAGGGGAAATGAGGCTTATGTTGGATATATGATCATAGAGCACCTGCGCACAGAAAAGCGAAAGCTGTGATTGCTTTTATACCAACGAAAGGCAGGCCAGAAACCACCACCTACAAACTTTTGACAGGCAGCGGCTTTACGGTTTATCACTTTATAGAGCCAGCCCAGATTGCGAGCTATTGTGTTCCCAACAAGGTAGATATTGGTCGCAATGACGGCGGAATATCTTATGTCAGGAATTTTATGCTTGATTACGCCAAACGACAAGGTTTGAGGCATGTCTTAATACTAGATGATGATATCAATGCTTTTGGAACAGCAAAAAGCGGCAAAGCTATCAAACAGCCTAACGCTGATGCTTTGATAAAACCGTTCAACATCTTTAAAAAAGCTGATTTTGCTATTGGCGGGTTCAATTTGCGTCAGTTTGCGTGGAGTGAAAAAAAGTCATACAGAGTGAACACTGGCAAGGCTGAAGGCTGCATCCTATGTGATACCAGCAGGATAGATTGGCTCTACAAAGATGATACCAAGGAAGATAAAGATTTTGTGATGCAGTGCCTAGATAACCGGCAGAGCTTTATATTCTTTTGCCGCACTTTCTACAACACGCCAGCCATCGGGAGCAATAAGGGCGGTTTGAATGAACTGTATCAAGCAAAGCGTGATGCTGTATGGGCTAATAAGATAGCCCGCGATTGGCCTGAGCATTCTAAGCTAATAACCCAATACGGGCGCAATGATGTAAGGCTTGATTATAAGAAAAAAGCCCGTGACATGGGATTGCCAGTAATATGAAAGAATTAAAGCTGACCGAAGTCGCGCATAATCACAAGGTTGGCGACAAGGTTTCTTGCGTTCAACCTAACGTTATGGAAGATACGTTATTTACTTTTAACGGTCAAGCGATAGGGTTTTACATTAATGACCTGGTGGAGCATTCAAAAAAAGCCGCGCAATTGGCCGACATTGCAAATAATGAGCTCAGAAGCCCTAGAGTCCCCAAAACAGAAATGAGTAGAGGGCCACAGGGCAACAAGGCGCAAAAAGCTAAGCGAGCGTCAGAAGGAAAAAACCTAGTCACGCAGTTTTCAGTTATCCTAGGTGGTGTGCCGCCGAAGCCACAAATGAGAAGGCCATATCCGACGATTTCCAGCGTTCACTCAGTGAAAACCGCTAGAGCGTTTATTAAGGCGATGCTTTTGCTTTGCAGGGAAAGCCAGCAGATTATCGCTAAGGTGATGCCTGAGCAGTACGATAAACAAAAACGGCTGATTGCTGAAAATGCTCCGGAAAAATACAGATTTGGAGATTTATTCACGAGCTCTATCAGTAATTTCAACATTTCAGCCGATTATCATAAGGATAACGCCAACCTGAAAGGCGGCGTAAACGTGATAATTGCAAAGAGGAAAGATGCTAAAGGAGGTAACACGACAATCCCGTCATACGGAGCAACCGTAGATAGCTCCGACAACTCTATGCTCGTGTATCCAGCTTGGAGGGATTTGCATGGCGTAACCCCGATCCAACCAACAGGCGAAGGGGGATACAGGAATACACTGGTTTTTTATCCGCTCAAAGCGTTTAAGGGTCTAAATTAATGGCAAGACCGTTGAAGAACATAGACTGGCAACAAGTTGATCAAATGTGCGCGCTACATTGTACTGGCGAAGAACAAGCGGCAATATTGGATATTAGTTATGACACCTTAAACAGGGCTTGCAAGCGAGAATATAAAGTTAGTTTTGCGGAGTATTTCAAGCAAAAGGCCAGCAGCGGCAAAATGAGCCTAAGACGCAAGCAATACACCACCGCGATGGACGGGAATACAACGATGTTGGTGTGGTTGGGGAAGAACTGGTTAGGACAACGGGATCAGCCAGAATCGGAACCTGTAGACTTGCAGCCAATCGTGATACAAAGAGCCGATGAAGCTAACCAAACCACAGGATGACATTTTTTTCAATGACTCGCGGTTCAGAGTCGTCGTGGCGGGTCGTCGGTTTGGTAAAACCTTTTTATCAACCTATGAGCTGCTAAAGCACGCGCTGCAAGGCAACTCTCGCAATTGTTGGTATGTTGCGCCAACCTATAAAGCAGCAAAAGAAATTGCTTGGAACATGCTGGTCGATGCTATACCTGATGGCTATATAACCAAAAAAAACGAAACGGCTCTAAGCATCAACCTGCGCAACGGATCTACGATAAGCCTTAAAGGAGCAGAGCAGCCTGACAATCTTCGAGGTCGGGCATTGGATTTTTGCGTATTAGACGAGTTTGCTGATATGCGGCCAGAGGCGTGGTTTGAAGTAATAAGGCCAAGTTTAAGCGACCGCCAAGGTTCTGCCGTTTTTATTGGGACGCCGCGTGGCAGAAATCATTTCTATGACTTATGGGCCAAAGGCAAAGACGGCGCTGCCGATTGGTCCAGTTTTCAGTATACGACCCTAAATGGCGGGAACGTGCCTTCAAAAGAGATTGAAGCTGCGAGAAGCGATCTTGACGAGCGAACCTTTAAGCAAGAATATGAGGCTGAATTTGTTACCTATCAGGGGCTAATATATTACGGCTTTAGCCGCGAAGACTCTGTATTGGATATGCAAGATGATAATGGTACACTTCACATAGGTATGGATTTCAATCTTGATCCTATGTCGGCCGTTATCTGCGTGCGTAAAGGCGACAAGCTGTATGCAATAGA